AAGTATTCTTAACGATGGAATACATAGAGAACTTCATTAGTTCACCGGAAAGTTAATATCTACAGCCCACTTGTGATCTTGATGGGCATAAAGCAATTGTGTTCCCGATGGCACGCACTACTTTTGCATTCTAACGTCTTAAGGATGCCCTCTAAACCGCGCCATTACACATTTGCCTTGAATCACCGCCCAACGGGTGGTAGACTTTTATCCAACCCTAAGGGATCGTTATCGCTGCCCCATTCCCCGATCCCATCGCTCAGTCACCTCATTCCTTCTGGTCTCTCTACCAGAAGATGCGCCCTGAGCATCTCAACTTACTGCTCTACTCCATGTCGGTCTTGAGCGGTGCGCTACCAGTAGTGCCTGGGACCACGCTTGTCACTAAAATGAACCTCCAAAGTGACGCGTTCCTTACCCAGCGCGACTTTTAACGCCCGTTCGAATGGCCACAATCGCTTCCGCGCAGTGAGTCCCTTTTAAGCCGTTTATCGGCTCACCTCCGCACATGTTCTAAGTTTTATTTTATTAGACATGAACTCGTCCTTGTCGATTACGACACCGCCTAGCTCAAACCCACCGATCCACCTACAGGGGATGAGCAAGAGCAAGCATGGTTATCTTCCATGCTCGACGAATTCCGGTCTATACTCGACCCCTTAGAGCCCACAAATCTCCACTACGCTCTCTAAGGCTGGTTCGAGATAGGTAGAATGGTCTAAAACTGCCCATTATTACCTGCGGAGGCATTTTCCCCTGACATCACCGAAGCTGCAAGATCAAAGCTCGTCAGGAAGCATTTCGCTTACCACAATTGTAAGCAAATGAAGAGGATTTCTTCGTCAAATTAATATGAAGGATTCTTCAACTACTACACTGCTGATACGCAGTTCTATTAGGCATAATTCATCCTCTAAACTTTGCCTGAATCGACGATTCGCTTACTACCATTCCGTGACGTAGTAAGAGAATAATTATTGGCCAATCTTATTGATGCGCAGGTCGCCGAAGACCCCCAATATTTTGGCTCTGACAATGAATCGT